TATAAATGGGATATATTATTTCGGAGAGAAAACATTAATCAAATATTTTCCCGAGTTCCTTGACAAACCTGTTAATATTAATGATATTTTAACAAAGGCAAGAGAATTGCTGAAAGAAGACGAAAAAAACACGGCACTCAAAAACTTAATAAGTGGAAAAACAAAAGACGGAATTTACGGAGAAGAATTTTTTCAAATCAATGAAAAAATCGTGGACTTACAGAACCCACTCATTTCTGATGATGGTAAAGGAATTGTTGAACAATATTATGCCGACACTTTAGACCCCGAAGGTAGGGGTTACAAAAATCTAATACGTATGATGACTGACGATGGGTTCTTCAAGTACCTTGGAAAAAGTGACGATGAATTTTTAAGATTCATTCAACCATTTATGAAATTAACGAGAAAAGAAAAAAGAAAATTTAGAGAAGAAAAATAACACAATATAATAATAAAAAAATGAAAGAAACAGATGTAATTAAAATGGAATTCCTAATCACATTGAACGACAACATTGTTATTCAAAGGTATTTCAATGTTCGTGGGTATAACCCAATGGCTAAAAACTCATTGGATATGTCCTACTACTTAAAAGATTTCGTATCCACCTTTGAATACGAACAAAAAATGCGTTCAGTAGTCTATCTTTTGGAAAACCAAGAACAAATTTTTGAGGACGCAAATGTACTTGATACTTCAAATACTAACGGTCCTGAAATTTTTAATTTCTATATTAAACTTGGTGAACAGACAATTTGTCATAGAATATTAAATGCCAAAATTTTACCACCTAAGATAAGATACACCGTAGACATACGCCAGCAAGTAAAAAGTGTATTAAGGGACTTAACTGACATTTTTTCAGGTGAAAGTTTTGTTACTACTTACATGGATTATAGCTTAGTATAATAGTATTTATCACTACCAGTAAAAACAATAAATTATGTCAAACAAGAATTTTGAATATCTAGGTAATACCTTCCAACTCCAACTACTAAATCAAATAATTTTAGACAAAGATTTCGCACATTCTATCATTGACGTAATTGAACCATCACATTTTGAGAACAGATACTTTAAAACATTACTCCAACTTATTAAGGAGTATTATATAAAGTATGATTGTACTCCTTCTTTTGAGACACTTTCACAAATGGTGAAGAGTGAATTCCCTCAAGAGTTAATGTTAAAAATTCTTAACGACACCATTAAACAAGTAAAAGATGCACCTACTGATGGAGCGTCTTTCGTACAAGAGAAATCTCTTAAGTTCTGTAAACAACAAGAGTTACAGAAGGCGATTACAAAATCACAAAAAATTCTTGACAATGGCGAATTTGAAAACTATGACAAACTTGAGGAATTGGTAAGAACCGCTCTACAAGTGGGGGAGAACAATAACAAAATTGAAGACGTGTTTACAAACTTGGAGGACGTGTTAAATGAAGATTTCCGTCACCCAATTCCTATGGGAATTACAGGAATTGATAAACTACTTAAGGGTGGTTTAGCAAAAGGAGAACTCGGTGTAATCTTAGCACCAACTGGGGTAGGTAAAACTACGGTTCTTTCCAAAATTGCTAATTCCGCATTTAACAACGGATACGATGTATTACAATTGTTTTTTGAGGACAACCCAAAAGTAATTCAAAGAAAACACTTCACTATGTGGACAGGTATCGCTCCTGATTTATTACCACTACATAGAGAAGAGGTTTTAGAAAAAGCACGTGTGGTAAGAGAAGAAATGACTAATAAGTTGTTTCTTAAAAAATTACCTTCAGACCAACACACTATGACCCAAATCAAAAACATGATTCGTAAGATGATTGCTGATGGTCACAATATTGACATGATAGTCTTGGACTATATTGACTGTATTGTACCAGATAAAAACATGGGTGATGAGTGGAAAAGTGAAGGTTCAGTTATGAGAGGATTTGAGGCATTATGTCACGAATTGTCTGTTGTGGGTTGGACCGCAACACAGGGTAACAGAAGCTCTATATCTTCTGAGGTTGTTACCACCGACCAAATGGGTGGTTCTATTAAAAAGGCACAAGTTGGACACGTTATCATTTCCGTGGCTAAAACTTTACAACAAAAAGAAATGAACTTAGCAACCATCGCTATTACCAAATCACGTTTGGGCAAAGACGGGGTCATATTTGAGAACTGTAAGTTTGATAATGAACTTCTTGAAATTGATACTGAAAGTTCAGTAACATTCTTAGGATTTGAAGAAAAGAAAGAAGAACAAAAACGAGACCGAATTAAAGAATTGATGGAAAAAAGAAAACAAAAGGAGCAAGAAACTAACTTGAATTAACAAACAAAAACAATTATAATTAACAAAATGGACGCATCACAAAAGATATTGTCAGACCTAACTGTCTACATGAAGTACGCAAAATTCATCCCCGAGTTAGAAAGAAGAGAAACTTGGGAAGAACTTGTAACAAGAAACATGAACATGCATATTAAGAAATACCCACAAATCGCAGGTGAGATTGTGGACGTATATCAATATGTGTATAATAAAAAAGTATTACCTTCAATGAGGTCAATGCAATTTGGTGGTAAACCAATTGAGATTTCTCCAAACAGAATCTACAACTGTGCTTACTTACCTATTGACCACTTGGACGCTTTTTCAGAATCAATGTTCTTATTATTGGGTGGAACTGGAGTAGGATACTCAGTTCAAAAACACCACGTAGAAAAACTTCCTGAAATTAGAAAACCTAACCCGAATAGAACACGAAGATTCTTGGTTGGGGATTCTATTGAAGGTTGGGCTGACGCAATTAAAGTATTAATGAAGTCTTACTTTGGTGAACACTTATCAACACCTGAGTTTGATTTCTCAGACGTTAGACCAAAAGGAGCACAACTTGTAACATCAGGTGGTAAAGCACCTGGTCCTCAACCATTGAAGGATTGTATTCATAAACTAAAAGGTATGTTGGACGCTAAAGAAGATGGTGAAAAAATGTCACCAATTGAAGTTCACGATATGGTATGTCACATTGCAGACGCAGTTCTTGCAGGTGGAATTCGTAGAGCGGCTCTGATTTCTTTATTCAGTGCTGATGACCACGAGATGATTGCTTGTAAAGCAGGAGCTTGGTGGGAAACAAATCCACAAAGAGGAAGAGCAAACAATTCTGCGGCTTTGGTTAGACACAAAATTACAAAAGAATTCTTTATGGATTTATGGAAACGTGTTGAAGCATCGGGAGCTGGTGAACCTGGTATTTATTTCACAAACGATAAAGATTGGGGAACCAATCCATGTTGTGAAATCGCATTGAGACCAAACCAATTCTGTAACTTATGTGAGGTAAATGTTTCTGACATTGAATCACAAGAAGATTTGAATAACCGTGTTAAAGCGGCGGCTTTCATCGGAACACTTCAAGCAGGTTATACTGATTTCCATTACTTAAGAGATATATGGAAACGTACAACTGAAAAAGAAGCGTTGATTGGTGTATCTATGACAGGTATCGGTTCAGGTGTTGTATTGGGTTACAACATGAAAGAATCTGCTAAACTTGTTAAAGAAGAAAACGCAAGAGTTGCTCAGTTGATTGGTGTTAACAAGTCGGCTCGTACAACTACCGTAAAACCTGCAGGGACAACATCTCTGACATTGGGAACATCTTCAGGTATCCACGCATGGCATAACGATTACTACGTTCGTAGAATCCGTGTTGGTAAGAATGAAGCAATCTACCAATACTTGGCAATGTATCACCCTGAGTTGGTTGAAGATGAATTCTTCCGTCCACACGACACGGCTGTTATTTCTGTTCCACAAAAAGCACCAATTGGAGCAATTTTAAGAACAGAATCTCCATTCCAATTGTTGGACCGTGTTAAGAAAATCACACAAGAGTGGGTAAGACCTGGTCACAGAACTGGTTCAAATACACACAACGTATCCGCAACAATCAGTTTGAAAAACGAAGATTGGGAATTGGCGGGTGAGTGGTTTTGGGAAAATCGTGACTACTACAATGGTTTATCTGTATTACCATATTCAGACCATACTTACGTACAGAGTCCTTTTGAAGATTGTACTGAAGAAGAATATGAAAGATTGTTCAAATCACTAACAAATATTGATTTAACAAAAGTTGTTGAACTAACTGATGAAACTGATTTGAGTGGTGAATTGGCTTGTGTTGGTGGAGCTTGTGAAATTAAATAAAGAAGATATAAAAACATCTATGGAGGGGGAAAGTGAGCAACTTTCCCCTTCTTCTTTTTATATTGAAAATGGAAAATATGTGTTTACAAAAGAATTCCATTTGAGTCGGGGTTACTGTTGTGGTAATGGTTGTAGACATTGTGCTTTTTTTCCTACTCACAAAAAAGGAAACACAACTATATTTATAGAGAATGGCTAATGGT